CATTTCTTTTTCCTCCATATATTAAGAATGACCAATATAGTAGCAATTATGGTCTACTATCATGATAATAATATATGAGTAAAAAAAAATAAAGAATTATAGGAGGCAGAATTAACTGCCTCCTATATGGTAAATCAACTACTTAGATTGCATTTCATCAAATTTTTTAATACAAAGATCTAAAGCCACTAGTCTTAACTCGCCAGTTACATATCTAGCCTGCATAAATGCATCATCCTCAAATAATGAAAAAAGTGTACATTTTTTTCTAAAATCAGTACCATATAACTTAGATAAGATATCTGTATATTTTTCTAGAGTCTGTTTAAATTTTTCATTTTCAAATGATATTAATTCATTATCATTATCGCTAATATCAGTTTGCATCATAAATAGGATAGATTCAGTTGCTCTCATCATATTTTCTACATAGTCATTTTTAAACTCTGTATTGTCAAGTCCTTCTTTGGCCATTTTAAATCTAATATTCTTAACTAATACACTACGTAATTCTAATACATAAGATCCTAAATCTCTAGAAGATTGATATATTCTTCTATAATCAATCCCAGGATTCATCTTCTTAACAAATTGAGTCAATAAATCGATCTTATTTATAACGTGTTTATAAGATTGATCAAATACTACAGGTTTAGGTTCTCCTTCTATATTATATAATACTTTTAAATTATTATAATAATAGAAGAAGTCACAATCTAATACTTTCTGCACCGTATCGTATAATCCAGTATTTTTAACATCAAACTCTTTGATATCTTTTCGTAGATATTTATCAACTATATATGATTCATCTAAAGGATTAGACTTTATTCCAAAATATCTATAAATATTTTTTACAATCAATTTTATAATAATTTCCATATTATAAGTTGGGTGATCATGTGAATCATAAAAGCTAGTTATATTCGTGGATGGGTTATAAATAATTTTAAATGATTTTTCATATGTCTTATTTAACATATCTAAAAATACTTGTACTTCTTGTAATGAGTAGATTTCTAATAATCTACCAACCAATACTCCAACTATTGGTACAAGTTCATCATATACATGATCTTCAGGAAAATCTAGAATGCTAGACATTTCATATTTCCCAACAAATAAATCATCGATTTTAAATTTCTTTTCAATTGTTTTTGTCATTTCTTTTTCCTCCATATATTAAAAACAAATGACCTTTAGATACACAATTATAATATATGGATAAAAAATAATATGTCTATGGAGTTCAACTCCATAGACATATAAAATTATAAAGCACTATAATGAATAAGTAATGTGAAATACATAACAACTGATCTAGTATAACTATTTCTTGTAGCTACACGATTACGTCTATGAATGTATCGTTTAGACGCTTGCATTAACCAGTTTTCTGTAATATCTTTTATTCTTAGAATATTTTTATCTTTTGTATTCGGTTTAGGTTGTATAGAATACTTAATAAAGTTTGCAGTTCTAACATCTTTGTCTTTAGATTGAGCAAAGTATGTGTAGACTAATAAACTAATATATTCGCGAACTTCAGTAAGTTGTTTAGTATCATTCTTAATGATGTATTCAATGATATCTTTAATTTCATCAGTTCTAACCAATGAGTCGGCTGACATCTTACAATACTTATAATTTACTGACATTGTAGATGCTATATTTACAGCTTTGTCTATAATGCGTTCAGCCATCAAGCTATCTGTATCAGCTAATCTATAGCCAGTATCAGAATAATCATCTGATGCATAAGTTATATACTGAGATTTATTTTCATATGCTTCATAATATAGACTTGCAATATTTTTCATAAAAGATTTAATACGCCCATGAAGTTGTTGAATTAGATATACGCAATCTTCATCTTCGAAATCTCTTAATCGATCTTTGTATGTATCAATCCATGTATTAGATACAGACTTAACTGCACCTAAAACACTTCCTTGAGTTTTGAGATCGAATTTGCCAGTAAGCATATTATTTACTACATAATCCATTACCCATCTATATTCAGCCGGTTGAACTTTCTTAAAGAACCCATAATGAATAGATGGATAGAATTTTCCAGAAAATGCGAGATTAATTATACCTAAATCAATGAGTTTGGAATCTCTAGTTTTCCAGAAATAGCGTAAAAGGCATAAGAGAATAATAGTAATCTCGTCCTTTGCAGCAGCTGGGTTAAATGCAGAAATTGAAGCGTAATAAGTTTCTTGCATTAAATTGTGAATATCTTTAATATTAATCTTTAGAGTATTACATAAATCATCTGCATCTTTTTGAGTAAAATAAATTCTACGGCAAGGCGCAATATCATATAAGTCTTCAGATCTATCAGAAATGAATTTACCAATGTATTTTTTATAAGCATTAAGATTCTTCTTAATTTGTGTCTCAATAATTGGATAGATTTTCTTTACAATAACGGTTGTATTTTTCATTATATACCACCTTTCTAAGTTATTGGATTGTTCAAGATGGCTATAAATACAAAAAAAGAAGAGCGGGATAAACTCGCTCTTCTTATAATTATTATCAAGCCAGATAGCTTTTTCTTAAGTAATTAGTGATCAATCTATTATTTTCTTTAAATATAAATTGTAGATCATTCATATGCTCTTTTCTTATAAACTTATCAGATTCATATAAATGCCTAAACTTATACTCATCTGGTAAATTATATCTAGCATATAAGCTATCTAAATAATCGATATTCATTTCCAATCTAGATTTATCATTAAGATCAATTGGGTATTTAGGATCTTTGTGTAAAAGTTCGTCTTCCACTAATACATTAATTAGTCTATATACTAATTGGAATTTATGTTCTAATGCTGCTAAAATTTCGTCAGTTACGCCATTCTCATGACGTTTCTTTATTTCTCTCATGAGTAAAGTACGAGCTATATCTAATAACTCAAGCTTAGATAGATCTAATCGTTTTAGTGTATCTTTATCTTCATCATATTCGCAGAATTGGTATACAAATTCTAATACATTATCAATGTGTAATAACCCACCAATTCTATTCCTATATGAAGAAGATGAGAAATATATTCCTGAAATAAAGTCCTCTATATACCGTACTGATAGAATTCGTTCCGTATCAACTTCATCTAATGTGAACTGAATATATTTGGAGGCAGGAATGCCATTTAAAAGATTCATATTTATAATGCTATAAGATTTATCTACGATAATCCTAATAGCAGTATCATATGTAATATATGGATTAGTAGAATTTAATTCTATTTTTAGAGTGCCAGGTTTGATGTTATCATTTTCATCATACTCGCAGTCTAATACAAATCCACACTCGTGAAAATTTAGCATATAAATAATATTTCTACATGTATTATATTCTCCGCTATTGCATCCTGTTTCAGCTAATACTCGTAGAATGTCTTCTAAATGTAAAAGTTTTTCTTTTACATTCTCACACTCATGTGACTCTTTAGATAAATCAACATCGTAGAAGTCTTTTAGATTAAAATCTTTAAAAGATTTATGACTAATAATATCTCCTATTTTAATCATATTAATCACTCCTCACCTTTATTAAACATCATTTTTTCAATATAATCAAATATTTGTCTATTATTCTCACTAAGTACCATAAAGATACGCATTAGATCTCTTTTAGACCTATCGGATTTTTCATATATAGAAGCAAATTTATATTCTTCAGGCAAATCATAACCCTTATATAATAGGTCTAAACTATCCAAATATTTTCTTATGTTTTCTTCCCTTAATTGTGGATCCGTGTCAGCTAGTGTTACATTATCTATAAATATTGCACTTATTATAGTAACAACTGCATTATATTTCTTATTTAGGGATTGTAATACTGAATCCGCCGTTTGATTTTTATGTCGAGTCTTAATAACTTTAATAATTAGTGCTCGAGCATGTTTTATTAAATCTATAACTGGTAGATCAGTTTTAAGAATAGACGTATCTTCAAATTTACAATATCCGATTGCAAATTCTAAAATATTAGATGCATATTTAGATACACTTGTGGATGTCTTATAGTTATCAGATGAGAAATATGACCCATTGATTAGATCAAATAATATATTTTCGTCTAATCCATAATTATTTTTTTCCAACTCATATTCGATATAATCATATATCGATATACCCTTAATCATAGATATTTTGGTTACATCATAATAATAATAATCTAATACCATTCTAATAGCTGTATCATATGTAATATAAGGGTTTATTTCTGGTTGGAGATCAATTGTTAAAGATCCCTTTTTAATAGTCTCAGATGATTTTCCTTCATATTAACCTCCTAATAAAATTAAATTACGTATTTCATATCTATAATATATACCCAAAAAATAATAATGCTAAGAGAACTAATCTCTTAGCAAACCTATTTAAATTATTGTCTAAAACATGTTAGTAAATTAATCTATACTGCTGCAGGAGAAACTGATTATGTTTATAAAAGATATGGCTCCTAAAGGGCTAAATGAAGCATACTTTGGGAAGTCTAAAGAATTAGAACTTATTGAAAAATCATTTGATAAAGCTATACAATCTAAAGATAAAGTGGATGAAGCATCTTTAGCTGTAGTAGCAAAACAATTACAAAAGAAATTTGGATTTGATAATGTATCACTTGGTATTGATAGAACTCCAGAACTAAATGCTTATACTTATATAGATATTGCAGATATCAAAAAGATGCGTATTAAAACATCCGAAGGATATAAAGCAATGCCTGGAAATACATGTAGTATTCTTATTGTATATTCTCCATCTATGCTAAGTGGAGTATTATCTGGTAAAGAATTGACTGCTATAACTTTGCACGAAATTGGACATCAATTTGCTGCTAAACGTATTGCTAATAGTAGCTCATTGAGGCATATGGCTAGTTATATTAAAGGCCTTTCTGAATTAGATAAGATTATCAGAATTGCATATCAAGAAACAAATTCTATTGCGGATATGTTTATGATGATCCGTAGAGTAATATCTAAACTTACTGAAGATGCAGTATTTGCAATTAAGTATGTAATCAATACTTTGATTCTACTTAAAGATATTCTTAAAACTCCAACTTTAAAAGATACTTATAATCTTATTGGTGATAGCTCTAAGTTTGGTAGAATATTGAATAATCTCAAGAATTTTGATATGCATAAAAACTCACCAGTTAGAGTTCATGATTTAGAAGAAGAAATGGCTGATAGCTTTGCTACTATCTATGGATATGGTCCAGAGTTAGCATCTGCTTTAACTAAGATTGAAGCTTCGGATATTGATGATAACTTTGATCCATATGACAACTCTTTCTACAATCTATATATTTTTATTCCAATCTATACTTTGCTTTCTTATATTTGTACAACAGATTCTGGTGTTGCAATTCAAACAAGTAAACGAGTATATGCTCAAATCTTGACTTTGAGAAAAGAAATCAATGATATCAAAACTGATACTAAAACTAAGAAACGTATTCTAGCAGATATCGATGAACTAGAAAAAGTATATGGTAAATATATTGATGAACGTATCGAAGCTGCAGAAAGAAATAAAGTTAAATCTGCTACTGATAGATATAATGAAGAATTCTGGAATAGAGTTCTAACTAATAAAAAAGATAATGAATTATTCTCTTATAATAAACTCGGCGAATTACTTAAATAAAATAAACCCCCAAGGTAGTTGAACTACCTTGGGGATCATTTTTTGTATAGCATCCGAATTGAGAGAACTGTAGAGTAATTAATATTTTCACAAAGGAGAATTTGTGTATAAAAATAGTTTGCTACTGCTATACAAAACTTCAAACTACCTATGTGTTAGTATTTTAATAATTTATTATTAAAAATTACCAAAAAAAAATAACACCCCATAGGAATTATCCTATGGGGTATTATTTCTTAGTCTACATTTCTAATCAGTAAAGATTTTACAACTACATCTCTACCATCAAT